CAAGTCGCAAGCGCGGCTGTGTTCGGAAAGTCTGCAAAGCGCGTTGGAGGCGAACCTGAGTGGGCCTGGCTCGATGATCTATCAGACCGTCTGGAAGCCTCACGTTACGCCGTTGGGGCGTCAGATATACCGGCTGCGGGCGTCGGGGCGCCGCACATCCGACAACGAACCTTCTTTGGAGCGGTCCGGTTGGAACACCCCGCGGGCGACGGATGGCAGCAACGGGGGGCCGAACCAAGGGGGCGGGGCATTGGCCCCGGATGCGGCCCTGAGCGGCTGGCCGAGCCCCACAGTGGGCAACGCAATGGGGTCGCAGATGGCCAAGGGCGCATCAACGACCGGGCGGCGACCGGACGGCAGCAAGGCGAAGGTGAGCCTGAACGCGGTGGCACAGGCAAGCGGCTGGCCGACGCCGACGACCCGGGATCACAAGGACAGCAAGGAATGCCCGAACGTCCCGCTGAACGCGCTGCTGGGGCGTGTGGCTTGGCTGACAGCCAATCCCCAGGCGGCACGGATCACGGGGGATGGGATAATGTTGACTGGCTGTTCTGCCGGGATGGAAAGTGGCGGCCAGTTAAATCCAGCGTTCAGCGCGTGGCTGATGGGCTTCCCGGAGGCGTGGTGCAAGGCTGCGATTTCGTGCCAGCTTCCAGCCCGCTTGCGCAAACGGCCCGTCGCGTGATGCGGCTGCGCGGTTATGGCAACGCGATTGTGCCCCAAGCCGCCGCGCTGTTTATCAAGGCGTTTGACACAACCGTCAATAAATGGCAATAGTAGCGCAAAGGAGTCTGATATATGAAACGAGTAAGAATGTCGCCGGAAGGTCGGCGCGAGGTGATCCTGCGGTCCGCAGTTTCCCTGACGCAACATGCGGGATGCATCGACTCATGGTCGCGGCAGGACGTGGCCAACAACTGCGTGCCGACGACAAGCCCCGAGACGGTGAAGCATTATTTCTTGATGCCTGACCTGCGGGCGGCTGTGAGGGCGCTGCTGGATAAGTAAGAGCTAGTCCCGGCTTTCCAAGGTTGACTTGTCACACATTACTTATCATGGTGTTAAGTCAAAGGCAAGCGCACAAAGGGCATCATGGAAAAGCTGAACGACTATTTGAAGGGCCGCACGGCCCGCGATCTTGCGCGCGATGTTGGCGTGTCCGAGGTCTGCATATCCATGTTGCGCAGCGGCAAGCGAACACCATCACTCAGTCTGGCACGGCGCATAAAGCAGGCAACCGATGGCGCTGTGGACTATGACGCGTGGGGGTTTGCACAATGATCGACGCAGCACTGCTATATGCCAAGCGCGGATGGATGGTCTTTCCGGCACCTGTCGGGACCAAGAAGTCACATATCAAAGCCGCCCAGAGCGGTGGGCCGAGATGGGGCGCAACCTTAAATCCCGAAACGCTGCGCAGATACTGGACACAGTTTCCGCAAGCCAATGTGGCCGTCGTCACCGGCCAAGTGTCTGGCATATTCGTGATTGATGTTGATACAGACGCGGGACATGGCGTTGACGGATTTGCAAGCCTTGCCGCGCTGCCCGGTCCTATGCCAGAAACCCTGACCGCTCAGAGCCCTAGCGGATCCCGACATTTCTATTTCAATTGGCCCGCTGATGGCGTTATCCGCAACAGCGCGGGCAAGCTAGGGCCTGGGCTGGACGTGCGCGGTGACGGCGGGATGGTCATTGCGCCGCCGTCTGTCAAACCTGACGGAGGGCTGTATATTTGGTGCAATAGCGCGCCGATTGCTGACGCGCCTGCGTGGCTGCTGGAAATGGTGTGCAGCACTGATGCGCCACAGATGCCCGCTCCGCGCCGAGACACGCCGTCCAGTCTGGCCGAGATGGAGGAACTGCTGACATACATCGACCCGGACAAGGGCGGGTATCAGGACTGGCAGTCAATCCTGTCAGCCATTCACGATGCGTCCGGTGGGTCAGACGACGGTATGCACCTTGCCGACAAATGGTCAGAACGCGGGGCGAACTACAAGCCGGGTGAAGTGCAAGACAAATGGTCCAGCTTTACATCGGGTAAGGGCGGCGGGTCGGGCATGGGGTCGATAGGCTACCACGCCAAGCAGGCCGGGGCAGACGTGGCGGGCATTGGTGCGAGGCACCGCCTGCTGAACATGCCCGGCCCGTCGCATGTGCCAGCCGGGATGATGCCAACCGCGCCGGGGCAGGGGATGCCCAGCGCGCCACGAGCGGCAAGCGTGGTCGATCTGATCTGTGCCAAGATACAGGAAAACCCGACCATAGCCGTGGCGCTGCTGGCCGAAGAAGTGGCGCGGCTGTCACCTGCTGACCGAGACACTGTGCTGGCAGAGTGCAAGCCGCACGGCATCAAAATGGAAATGCAAGCGGCGGTGAAGCGTGCCGTTGCAGATAGCCGAAAAGCGGCAATGGAACTGCGCGGGCTGATCGCGGACAAGAACGGCGGCCCGGTCCCGAACATGACCAATATCAAACGGGTGCTTTGTTCCGAAGAAGGATGGCGCGGCACGTTTGCCAAGAGTCTATTCGATGATGCGGTTTGGCTGCGCCGACCTGACACCCGGCAGTTGACTGATGACGACGTGCTTAAGGTCATGGAAGTCATGCAAAGTGATCTGTTTCCGTCCATAGGGGTTGAGACAGTCCGGCACGGCGTCCAGGCTGCGGCGGCGGGCAACACGTTTCACCCTGTCAGGGAATATCTGGAAAGCCTGCAATGGGACGGGGTAGCGCGGGCAAATGTGCTGTTCACCACATACTTTCCATGCGCGTCTGAGGATCATCAATATCTGCGGGCGGTGGGTGAGAAATTCCTGATCGGCGCCGTGGCCCGCGTGATGCAGCCGGGATGCAAGGTGGACACCATGCCGGTCATCGCGGGCAATCAGGGCCAGAAGAAATCAAGTGGACTGGCCGCGCTGGTTGGCGATCAATGGTATGGCAACGATATGCCGGACATGACCCAGAAAGACGCCAAGGAATGGCTGCGCGGAAAGTGGATGGCAGAGATTGGCGAGTTGTCGGCCATGCGCGGCAAGGACATCGAACACGTCAAGAATTTCCTGTCCACCACCAGCGACAGCTATCGCAAGTCTTATGGGCACGTCACACAGACCTACCCGCGTCAGACGGTGTTTGCCGGGACCGTCAACGGCAATGAGTATCTGTCGGACGAGACCGGCAACCGGCGTTTCTGGCCCCTCCAGATGATCGACGGCGCGCTTGTGGACGTGGAAGGGCTTGAGCGCGACAGGGGGCTGCTATGGGCTGAGGCGCTGCACCTGTACCGCAGCGGCACGGCGTGGTGGTTTGATGAGGGTGAGTCCGTAACCTTGTCGGCACAGCAGGCGGCGGCCCGGTCGGTGGACATTGATGAAACCCGTGTCGTGGAATGGCTGCGCGAACAAGAAGGCCCCGTCACGGCTGGAGGCGTGGCCGCAAGGCTCTTTGCAGACGCGCCCGGCAACAAGTCGCTTTCGATGCGGGTGGCCAGATACCTGCAAGCGGCGGGCTGGCGTCCTGTCAGGCGCGTATCAGGCACAAAGCAATGGGACAGGGGGCGAGGTGCGGAGCCTTACGTTTTCCCTTCAAGCGGTGGGAACGTGATGCCTATGACACCGCGCCGTTAAATTGCCGTTAAATTAACGCCCCTCCTCATTAAATTGTGGCGGGGCTTTTTCGTTGCTTTAGTGGCACTAGGTGACACTGGCTCAAAAACAGGTGGCTTCGGGTAAGTCTTTGATTTGTAAGGCTGAATGTTATTGTGGCACCTTGTGTTACTTACTTATAGAGTTCTAGACAGAAAAAAGAATGATGGTAGTTTACAATTACTATAATTTATGGAATGGTAATAGATGCATTTTTCTATGGTAGCCCTCTATAGGAAACAAGTGGCACAAGTGGCACAAGTGGCACAAGGTGGCGCTAATCCATTGGTATCAAAAGGTTTTTTCTTGTGGCACCTTGGTTTGACAGGTGGCACTAATCATTTCAGGTGCCACCAAGCACAAACTGCTTGCATATGGCGGCAATAAGCGGCAATACTACCCAAACGCAACCGGAGGAACACAATGAAAATGCCCCGTAACGGATTTGACATCCTGGCCGCATTGTCCCGCCTGAAAACCGACAGCACGTCACACCACCGGGAACGCTGGCCGTCTCTGGCGTGGGTCTGGGATGAACTGGACGACTTGCGGGCCAATGCTGCCGAGGAATTTGAAGCCGCGCTGGACGAGCGGGACGCCCTCGCAGAGCAACGTGACGCGCTCTCCACGGCCGTCCGGCTGCTGCTGGAGCCTGAACCGGACATGGAGCGCGTGCAGGCCGTTCTGGCGGGGGGCTGGGCGTGACCAATCGTGACGAGCAAGCCGCGCGCATGAGGGCCATGTGGTCCGCCGTGGTATTAACATCAATCAATGACGCAATTCACCATGCCGCAAGAGAGTCCAAAAAACACAAATGCCAGGCGCTGAACAGCCTGACATTGTGGGCAAACTCACGGGACGGTCGGGAAGTGCTCAGACTGGCTGGTATCAACCCCGACAAGCGTGTTACTGACAGCATGGTGGCATTCGCGGCTAAGGGTGTGCCAGTTACAACGCGGCGCAAAAGGGAGACCAATCTATGATGCCTGCACCAAAATTTCCCCAATATAAGACGGTTCCGACCGCCAGCCTGATACCCTACGCGCGCAATGCCCGGACCCACAGCCCCGCCCAGGTCGACAAGATTGCAGCCTCGATCCGCGAGTTTGGGTTCCTCAACCCGATCATTACGGACGGGCAGAGCGGCATTGTCGCGGGCCACGGGCGCGTCATGGCGGCCCAGAAGCTGGGGCTTGATACGCTGCCGACGATTGACGCCGCGCACCTGACCGAGGCGCAGCGGCGGGCATACGTGCTGGCAGACAACCGGATGGCGCTTGATGCTGGATGGGACAACGACCTGCTCAAGATCGAGTTGCAGGATCTGGACGCAGCGGGCTTTGACTTGACGCTGACCGGGTTTGACTTGGGTGAGATTGAAGCGATTGACATGCTGGCCGAGGCGGCTAATTTGCCCGGCGAGGGCGACAATCCGTCAACCATGAGCCTTGCTGACAAGTTTGGCATTGCCCCGTTTAGCGTGCTGAACGCGCGCGAAGGCTGGTGGCAGAACCGCAAGCGGGCTTGGCTGGCGCTGGGGATTAAGTCGGAAATAGGTCGTGAGCGGCTTGCGCCGACAAGCGTTCCCAAAGATTTGCCGGAGGGCCACTACCTTGCAGGGCGTGGCAACAACGAGGGTGGGTCGATATTTGATCCAGTTCTATGCGAGTTGGCCTATAGCTGGTTCAGCCCGCCCGGCGGCACGGTCCTTGATCCGTTCGCGGGCGGCTCGGTGCGAGGCATTGTGGCGTCACGCCTCGGGCGGCAATACATCGGCGTCGAGTTGCGCGAGGAACAGGTCGCAGCCAACAGGGCGCAGGGCGACGATCTTTGCCCCGATCTGCCTCCGGTCTGGATCACAGGCGACAGCCGCAATATCGACAGGCTTTGCGCCGACGTTGAGGCGGACTTTGTTTTCAGTTGCCCACCCTACGCCGATCTTGAGGTTTACAGCGACGATCCGAAAGACCTGTCCACGCTCAAATACGAGGACTTCCGCCCCGCCTATTTCGAGATCATCGCCAAGGCTTGCAGCCGGTTGAAGCAAGACCGTTTCGCCTGCTTCGTGGTGGGCGACGTGCGATGCAAAAAGGGCAACTATTACAACTTCGTCGGGGATACGGTCGAGGCTTTCCGCGCGGCGGGACTGCACTATTACAACGAGGCGATTCTTGTCACGTCGGTTGGGTCGCTGCCGATCCGGGTCGGGCGGCAATTTGCATCGGGCCGCAAGTTGGGCAAGACGCACCAAAACGTGCTGGTGTTTGTCAAGGGCGACGGTACCAAGGCCACGAAGGCTTGCGGGCCGGTTGAGGTTCACATTCCTGAGCCTGAGACAGAAAACAGCGATTTGGGCGAGGAACTTTGACCCCGCCGTTCGTCACGGTCCATAGCGGAATTCATGTCGTCAGGGATGATCTATTCCCCGGCGGCACCAAAGCGCGCTTTCTGCCCGCGTTGTTTGATGATGCCGACGAGGTTGTTTATGCCTCTCCATGCGAGGGTGGCGCGCAGACGGCACTGGCGCACACAGCAGCGGCGCTAGGTAAACGGGCAACGATCTTTGTGGCAAAGCGGGCCACGCCACACGCAAGGGCTCTGGAAGCCAAGCGGGTCGGCGCAAAGGTGATGCAGGTTTCGCCGGGCTATCTGACGGTGGTGCAGGCGCGCGCGAGAGAGTATTGCGCAAGGACCGGCGCAAGGCTCGCACCTTTCGGCGTGAACATGCCCGAGGCGATTGAGAAGATCGCAGAGGCAGCGCGCATGAGCGGCCTGCAACCGGACGAAGTTTGGTGCGCCAGCGGTTCAGGCGTTTTGGCACGGGCGCTTGCAAAGGCTTGGCCAGAAGCCCGGCGGCACGTTGTGGAGGTGGGGCGCACGCTTTCATCAGCGGATGTTCTCGGCGCCACGATCCATAAGGCGGGGGTGCCTTTCTCAAAGGCTAACAAAGACCTGCCGCCCTTCCCGAGCGATCCGCACTATGACGCGAAGGCTTGGAAAATGTGCAAAGCCCGACACGGTGCCGGGCTTGTGCTGTTCTGGAATGTGACAGGGCCAGCCAGGGGTTAGACGTTGCAGATGTGGGCGCTGTTGCCCAAGGCATTGACCGCGTAAACCATCGTGCGCTTGTCGCCGTAGGCTGCACCGTATGCCTTCGCCTCGTCCATCGTCGCGCAATCCTTCCGGGTGCGCATATGGCCCCGGCCCCGGACGGCGACAAAGTGCGTGGCGGTTTTGAGGCAAAATGTTTCATGTGGGTTGGTCATGGCTGTGTCTCCTTGCCGGTGTGTTCAGCGCAATTCAAACAACTTGCCCGTGCGCAGGGCGTCAAGCTGGGCCTCGACCGCTTCCATCGTGGCGCGGACCTCAGGGTCCATGTTGGCGATGTCGTGCATCATGATCTTCTTTTGAAAATCAAAGATCGTGGCGTTCAGGTCGGCGTATTGCTCTTTGGTCATGGTGTGGCTCCTTGCCGGTGTGTCTCTCTGCATCCTTATTGCCACCTATTACCTACCGTGTCAAGCACCTTGTCAACAACAATTACCTGCGCTATATTTGCTGCATGGATGGAATGCCTAAAAACCCACAAGGACGCAAACAGCACGCGCCGACCGATGCGCAGCGCCAGCTTGTGCAGCTTCACGCGACGGTTGGCACGACACAGGACATGATCGCCCGCGTGATAGGCATCGACAAAAAGACATTGCGGCTGCACTACCGCGACGAACTGGACCTGTCGATGGCGAAAGCAAACGCCACAATCGGCGGCGCGCTGTTCAACAAAGCCAAGGGCGGCGACACGGCGTCCATGACGTTCTGGCTCAAGACGCGCGCCCGGTGGCGCGAAACGGCTGACGTAAACCTGATCAGTGAGGACGGCAGCATGTCGCCCAAGGCCGCGCTGGATGTATCCCGCCTGTCACCTGAAGCCCTGGCGGAAATTGTGGCGCTTGGCGATGCAACTGACACCACTTGACGTCATTGCCGCCGAAAAAGAACTGTGCCGCCGATCACTGGCATACTTTGCACGGCGCGCCTGGCACGTCCTGGAGCCGTCCACGCCGCTCAAGTGGGGCTGGGCGCTGGACGCTATCTGTGCGCACCTGGAAGCCGTCACGCGGGGCGACATCAACCGCCTGCTGATGAACGTCCCGCCCGGCACCATGAAGTCGCTGTTAACCGGCGTAATCTGGCCCGCTTGGGAATGGGGCGCGCAGGCCAAGCCGCACATGCGGTTCCTTGGCACTGCGCACAAGCAAGACTTGGCCGTCCGGGACGCAATGAAATGCCGTCGCCTGATTCAGTCGGACTGGTATCAAAAACGCTGGCCTATGAATTTGATGGCCGACAACAACGCCAAGCTACGGTTTGAAAACGACAAGACCGGATTCCGGGAAGCCATGGCATTTGAAGGAATGACAGGCTCGCGCGGCGATAGGGTTCTGATCGACGATCCGCACAGCGTTGCAGACGCTAACAGCGTCCAGAAACTTGCCACGGGCGTTATGACGTTCCGGGAAGCATTGCCGTCCCGCGTCAATAATGAAGATTCGGTCATTGTGATTATCATGCAGCGGTTGCACGAGTCAGACGTTTCCGCAGTGGCGATTGATCTGGGCTACACCCACCTGTGCCTGCCGATGCGGTTTGAAGCCGACCGTCGATGCTCCACGCCGTTTTACACCGACCCGCGAACAATCAAGGGCGAACTGCTGTTCCCTGATCGGTTCCCGGAGGAACAAGTGGCCGATCTTGAAAAGACGATGGGCATTTACGCCGCCGCCGGACAGCTTCAACAGCGCCCTGCACCGCGCGGCGGTGGCATGTTCAAACGGTCAGACTTCCGCGTTATCCAAGCTGAGCCTGCGGGCTATCGGTGGGTGAGGGGATGGGACTTGGCCGCAACGGACGATCCTGGAGCGGCCCGGACGGCTGGCGTCAAGCTGGGAATCGGCCCGGACAAGCGTCTTTGCATCGCCAACGTTGTCAAAGACCGGGTGAACGCGGCGGGGGTTGAGCGGCTGCTGGGCAGCACGGCTGCGGCAGATGGGCGGGAGGTTCGTGGCTCAATTCCTCAAGACCCCGGCTCCGCTGGCAAGTCATGGGCTTTACATCTTCTCAAATCGTCGCTGATGGGTTACAGTTACACGTCAAGCCCTGAAACGGGCGACAAAGAAACACGCGCAATGCCACTGGCAGCACAGGTCGAAGCCGGAAACGTGGACATTGTGGCAGGCGAATGGAATAGTGATTTCCTAGACGAGGCCGCAACCTTCCCGATGGGCAAGTTCAAAGACCAGATCGACGCCGCTACACGCGCGTTTGACATGCTGGCAGTTGCAAACAATTCATGGGCTGGAACAATATGAGTATCATGGACGGCCTGCGCAACATTGTCGCCAATCTCGGCACAGACCGGGACAAGGCTTCCCACAGTTATTATTACAACACCACGATTGCGGATGATCAGCTTGTCGCGATGTATCGCACCAGCGCCATTGCGCGCAACGTGGTGGACCTGCCCGCAGAGGATGCGACCCGCGAATGGCGGGAATGGCAGGCCGACGCGGAACAGATCAATGCGATTGAATCTGAGGAAAAGCGGTTGGGCTTGCAGGGCAAGACGATGCAAAACCTCAAGCGCGCCCGGTTGTTCGGCGGCGCTGCAATCTATATCGGCACGCGCGACCTGGACGCATCGAAGCCGCTGGATCCGGCCCGGATCGGCAAGGGCGGGCTGCAATATCTTGCGGTCTTGAACAGGTCGGAAATTACCGCCGGTGAAATCCAGCGCGATCCGCGCCTGCCGGGTTTTGGCAAACCGATCATGTATCGGATGAACCCTGCCACCGGCGCATCGGTAGAAATCCACCCCAGCCGCCTTGTCATTGCCATGGGCGAGGAAGTCCTTGACGACAGATATTCCGCACATCCCGGATGGGGTGACAGCACGTTGAACGCCACGATCAGCGCCGTGCGGAACCTGGACGCCACAATTGCAAATATCGCATCGCTTGTGTTCGAGGCTAAAATTGACGTGATCGGCATCAATGGCTTTAACGAGGGGCTGCGAAGCGGCGGCTCGGAATATGAGGCTGTGGTCCTTGCCCGGACCAGCCTGACGGCGCGCGGCAAAGGCATCAACGGCGCTCTGCTGATGGACTCCGAGGACACATACGACCAGAAAACCGCCAGCTTTGCCACGTTGCCCGACATCATCGACCGCTTTATGCAGATGGTCGCGGCGGCGGCGGGCGTTCCGATGACCCGGCTATTCGGCATTGCGGCGGCAGGTATGAACGCTACCGGCGCGGGCGATGAAAAGATATATTTTGATCGGGTCCGCGTCATGCAAACGCTTGATCTTGATCCGGCAATGGAAATCCTGAATGAATGCCTGATCCGTTCGGCGCTGGGCAATCGCCCGCCCGAATTGCACTGGACGTGGCGGCCCCTATTCCAGCCGACCGCCAAAGAGCGTGCCGACATGGGCAAAGTTCTGGTTGACAGTGTAAAAGTGCTTTACGATATGGATATCTTGCCACAAGAGGCGCTCGCGGATACAATCGTGAACACGCTGACCGAAAGCGGTGCGTTTCCTGGGCTGGAAGGCAAAGTGAAAGAGTTTTTTAACGTGGTGGAGGCAGACGAATGAAAATGACAGACGCCGCCACGCTTACAGGTGCCCGCGTCACAGACGAGGGCTATCTTGTCGCCAATGTCCGCACGGCCCGGATCGGCACGCAAGACTATCTCGGCGTGGAACTGGACCGACCCGATCTGGCTACGGTGACAGTTTACCGTGACGAGTCTGAGGTATTCCTCAAGGCATCGCTGCAAACGTTTGGATTGCTGCCCGTCACTGACGACCACCCCGCCGACCTGGTAACGGCTGACACGGCCCGCATGGTTTCGGTCGGCACGACAAACGAGGAAGTGCTACGCGACGGCGAGTATCTGCGCATAGGTATCAAACTGACCGACGCCGCCACGATCCGCAAGGTGCAGGACGGCAAGCGCGAATTGTCGGTCGGCTACACGTCGGAATTGGTATGGGGCGATGGGATCGCGCCGGACGGGACCGCGTATCAGGCGCGGCAAACAAACATCGTGGGAAACCACATCGCCATTGTAGCAGCCGGACGCGCTGGCCCACTGGCAAGAATCGGTGACAGTCAACCAGGCACTGTAGCGCGGTGGGGCGCATCCCCTATCACAGACGAAAAGGACTCAATCATGGCAGACGCCATCCAGACGCGGACGGTATTGATCGACGGGCTTTCCGTCGTGACGACCGACGCAGGCGCGCAGGCACTTGAAAAGCTGATGAAGGACATGACCGCTGCCGAGAAGAAGGCAATGGAAGAAATGGACAAGAAAGACGGCGAATTGGCTGCCAAAGATGCCAAGATCGCCGACATGGCCAAGTCGATCCTATCCGACGCGGATCTTGACGCCAAGGTTGCGGCCCGCGCTGATCTGATCGGCAAGGCCAAGGCCATCGCAAAGGATGTGGCAACGACCGGCCTGTCTGACGCTGCCATCCGCAAAGCCGCAGTCGTGGCGGTTCTGGGCGATGCGGCAATCACCGGCAAGTCTGACGCCTACGTTGACGCGCGCTTTGACATCTTGTCAGAGGACGCGGCCAAGGGCGATTCGGTGGCCGATGCACTGAAAAAGGGCGTGACGGTCGCAACCGACGCGCGTGCTGATTACATCAAGGCTCTCGGCACGGCATATCTGCAATCTGTTGGCAAAGGAGCGTAAATCATGCCTATTCAAGACGCATTCGGTGCCGCTGTTGCTGCAATGCCCCTTGGCCTTCCCGGTATGATTGCCGAGGGTCAGCAAGTCAAAGACGTGGTGTCCAAGCGCGTCACCACTGCCGCAGTTGCGTTCGGCCTCGTGGTCGGTCGTGACGGCATCATCGACGGAGCGGTCAAGCTTGGCGGCACCGGCTTTGAAGGCATTGCCATTATCGACAAGACCCGCGTTGGCGATGAATATACCGTCGGCGAAATGGCGGGCATCTTGCGCAAGGGCACTGTCTGGGTTACGGCATCGACTGCCGTTGATCCTGGCGATGCTGTGACCTTTACCGCCGCGACCGGAGTGATTGGTGATGGCCTTGCCACCACTATTGCCGGGGCAAAATTTGAAACTTCGGGCGGGATCGGTGATCTTGTTCGCGTCTATCTGCCGTAAGGAGCAAAACAATGAACATGCAGATCATGGACGCGCCCGCAGCTTTGGGTTTCGTCATTTCGCAGCGCAGCCACATCGAAGCCGAGGTGATGCGCAAACCCTATCCGACGATCCTCTACCCGCGATTGATGCAGGTGGACACGTCGGCAAATCAATTTGCGCAATCCGTCACGTTCTTCACGCAAGATTCGGTCGGGCGCGCCAAGTTCATCAACGGCAAGGGCGACGACATCCCGCGCGTTGATGTAACGACCGGCAAGTTCGAACAGACCGTCAATATGGCGGGCGTCATGTATTCCTATTCTATCGAGGAAATTGGCGCGGCGGCACAAACGGGCATGAACCTGCCCACAGAAGGCGCAAATGCTGCGCGGATGGCATATGAGACGCTGGTCAACAGCACGACGCTCATCGGCAACACTGGAATGGGGATTGAAGGCTTCTTCAACACCACGGGCATCACGTCTACTGCGTCTGCGGCAACCTTTGCGCTCTCCACTCCTGCGGCGATCCTGTCATTCGTCAACAGCCTGTTGAGCGGCATCCAGTCGGCCAGTCTTGGCACGCAGGTTGCTGACACTATCGTGTTGCCAATCGCTCAATTCGGTGATCTGGCCACGCGTCAGCTTGCACCGGAAAGCGACACCACGATTCTGGACTTCATCCGGCGCGCCAACGTCTACACCGCTCAAACCGGCCTGCCGCTGAACATCTTTTCGGACTACAACCTGACCAACCGGATGGTGGTTTACCGCAACGATCCGAGTGTGGTGAAACTGCACATGCCAATGCCGCTGATGTTCCTTGCCCCTCAACAGGCAGGACTTGAAGTGCGGACTTACGGCGCATTCCGGTTCGCGCCGGTCAGCATCCGCACTCCGGCGGCTGTGCGATATGGCACTGGCCTGTAGGCATGACAAAGCACACCAGCACATACCCTGGCACGCTGATCTTGCCAGACGGCACTGAGGTCAAACTCGGCGGCAGTGTTCCTATCTCTGCCGATCTGGCAAAGAATGAGGGTGTTGCCGGGTGGATCGAAAGCGGGTGGCTTGTGCCGGTTGCCCAGCCTGTCATGCCAAGCGGCAAAAAATAACCATCGGGCGGGCTGTAATGGCCCGCCCCTTCATTGGAGCGTCACATGATCGGCAACGTCGCAGCACTCATCACATACGCGGGCGCGCGCGGAACGGTAATCGCTGACACTGCCGCGACTTTGCAGGCATTGGTGCGGGCGTCCGACTACATCCAATTCACCTATCTGGACGGATCAAGATGCACCGTTGACAGCGCAAATGTCGTGGAAGCCACATACGAGGCGGCGATTGCCGAGGCGGCTGCGCCTGGCATCTGGACAAAGACATTCACGCCAGCCGATCAGAAAGTGATTATCGGCGTGGGCGATATCAAATGGCAGGTGACGGGTGACGCCAGCAAGGGCGGTGCGTCCATCCCAAGATCCACGAAAATTGAAACCATGCTGCGCCAGTGTATCAGCGGCGGGCTTTACGGCTACTCGACCGGCCCGAGGCTGGTATGAGCGGTGCCGCCATTGCCGCAGAAGTCGCGCTGGCCTACGCTGAGGCGGGCAGGGACGCAGGCGACGGGCTTGGCGCGGTCTATGTGACCATAACCCGGCCGGGGCAGCCCACGGGGCCGGAATGGAACCCTACGCCCGGCGCGCCAGTGGTTCACACCTTTACGGCCAAGCCATCCGCCAAGGCGTACATGCAGCGGACAGGGCTGGCATTGGGTGCGGGCGAGTTGGTCTATTCGCTGGCAAACCATGGCGTGACGATTACCCCCAGCACGTCCGATGTGCTGACAATCGACGGCATAAATTGGCCCGTGCAAGAAGTCATCCCGATGGACTCTGCAGGCTTTGTTATTTCTTGGCTTGTGAGGGTGAGCAAATGACGGTTGTTCCGGCGCGCGTCGATCTGACAATTTATCAGGGATCGGACTTTTCGCAGGTCGTGACATTCCTGCAAACAGCGGGCGGAACGCCTGTCGATCTGACGGGGCTTACCGGGCGCATGCAAATTCGCCAGACCAAAGCCGACGCAGCGGTGGTTATGGAACTCACCACGTCAAACGGGCGGCTAACATTCGGCGGCGTGACCGGCGTTGTGACGATGACGCTGACCGCCGTGGAGACGGCCACGATCCTGACAGATGGTGTCTATGATCTGGAATTTGTGACAAGTGCGACCAGTGCCGCTCGGTGGCTTGAGGGTAGCGTAATCCTGAGCAAAGAGGTCACGCGATGACTGTTGTTGTCGTCCAGCAAGCTGCAACGCCGCAGGTTGTCGTTTCGCAGCCTGCGGCACCCGTGGCAGTCACTGTCGGTATTCAGGGTCCGGGCGGGGCAAACACAGAGGTTGGCCCTGGATTTAAGCTTGTCGGGGCGGAAATCCGCTACGACATTGCGTCATTAACAGGAGTATAATTCATGGCACTTGTAGGCACAGACCAGTTCATCATCGAACGAAGCAGCACGGTCTATTCCGTTCTCGGTTCTGATGTGCTGGCATACATTCAGGCCAATATCGGGTCGTCTGAATATGATGTTGCTGACATCACTGCGCGAAATGCGCTGACAGGGCTTTCCACAGGCGACCGTGTTTTTGTGGTCGACGCATCTGCGGACGCGACAGTTGACTCAGGATGGGCAATCTACATTTGGCGCGGTTCGGCATTTACCAAAGTGGCAGAGCAAGAGGGCCTTGACGTTGTGGTAGGCGGTGCTGATCTGGCCTATACCGCAAGCCCTACGCAAGGAGTCGTCACATCATCCAGCGGCACCAACGCCACGATCCCAGCAGCAGACGGCACAAATGCGGGGCTTATGCTGCCCGCGCAGTTTAACGCACTGCACGCGGCAGTGACTCGGGGCGGCACGACCAATAACAACCCCATCGTAGTGACAGGGCAGGTTTTGACCTTTTCAATTTCAAACCTGACAGCGGCACCGTAACATGGCAGTTACCGGCACCGATCTGATAATTATTGAGCGGGGCGGGACGCTCTACAAAGCGCCCGTGTCGGATCTGCCGTCCGGCGGAAGCGGCGGCGGCGTAATCGTTAACACAACATCCGGCACAGCATTTGAGTTTACAGGTATTCCTGCGGAAGTTCAGGAAATAAAAATACTGTTAGATAGGGTGTCACTTACGGCAAGCAGTGCCTTCTTGTTTTTGCAACTCGGTAACGGGGCAATCGACGGATTAGGTTACGAAGCAACAGCCATTACAACAACCGGAAGCACAGGAGCTAGCAATAATGCAGCAGCTGCTTTTGTGTTAAGGGTCCCAAGCGTATCGGATGCTATTAGCGGCATAGCAACACTGGCACGGCTGGGCGCTGGCTCAAATACTTGGGTATTTTCTGCAACGGTGCGCACGTCCCTGACTACGATGGGAATGGCTGGCGGCACAAAAACACTTGATGGAGAATTGGACCGAGTGCGTATCGTCTGTTCGGGGGGCAGCACTTTCGACGCAGGCAGCTTAAACGTGGTTTGGAGGTAAGTATGACCATTAAGACATACGACCATAATACAGGCAAATGGACCACATCTGAAGAGGCTGCGCCGCAAATCGGCCCCGTGCTGACACAAGACGAAGCCCGCGCCGGGATGGTTTGCACCAGATTGCAGGGCCGCTTGGCTCTGGGCAAGGCTGAAATCGCGCGTCTTGATGCGTTCATCGAAAGCTTTCAAAACAACTGGGCATTGCGGCAGGTGGTTGACAACGCCGTGACGTGGCGGCGCAACAGTCAGGATATGGAGATGCTCGGGTTTGCGCTTGATTACACGCCAGAGCGCATGGATGAGACGTTTATCCGAGCAATGGTGGTGGACATATGAAATTTCCAAAGCTATTCGGCAGGTCCGAGGTTAAACAATCCCAGACAGGCGAAGCGCGTAAAGCGGTGTTGCTTGCCGCAGTGCGCCGTCTGCATTACAATGCCAGTATCGCGCAGGGCTTCAGCCCGGATGAGGCTTTGACGTTGTGCATGGACTCTGTGAGGATGGAATGACAACCCGCGACACTCGCAAGGCCTTCCTGAAGCTGCTGGATGAAACATGGCCCTGCGTCCGGTCGGAGTTTGTCGCGGCAATGAAGGCTGTGCAGAGCCAAGCGGATATGAAGGCGCTTGAAGCTGCCATCGCGCGCGGTGATGTTGACGCGGCGTTTCGTGCGCTTCGGTTCGACACCGCCGATCTGTTCCGCACCGACACGGCTATTACGGCAGCCATGAACGCGGGCGGCAATTATCAGATGGGCGCGTTTCAACACGCCACCCGCCGCGCCCCGATTGCCAACAGGGTTGTGCAGTCGTTTGGAGGCCGGAACGAGCGGGCGGAGCGGATCGCACTGGATCTTGGATCAAAGCTGGTGACTGAGGTGCTGGACGACACGCGCGTCCTGATAGCCCAGACGATCCGGGCCGGGCTGGAGGCAGGCGCAGGGCCGCTGCGTACCGCGCTGGACATTGGCGGCCGCATGACCAACGGCACGCGGCAAGGCGGGCTGGTGGGGCTGCACAGCACACAGGCAGGATATGTGCAGAATATGCGCGGGGAGCTGTCGGATCCAGCCAGCATGTCAAACTATTTCACGCGCACGCGCCGCGACAAACGCTTTGACGGGATCGTGCGCCGGGCTATGGCGGACGGCAAGCCTGTCGGGCAGGCGGACATTGACCGGATGGCGGCGCGGTATTCCGACAGGCTGCTTGCGTTGCGCAGCGAAACAATCGCCCGCACCGAAACGCTCAAGGCGCTGAACGCCGGACGGCAAGAGGCGCTGGATCAACTGATCGAAAACCCGAACAATGATGTTCAGGCGCAGGATGTTGTTAGGGCTTGGGACAGCACGGGCGACGCTCGCACGCGCGAAACGCACGCGGCTGCGGATGGTCAGGTGGTTGCGTATGGCGAGGCGTTCAATGTTGGCGGTGCGCTACTTATGTTTCCCGGCGATTCAAGCCTCGGAGCGCCGCCCAGCGAAACCGTTCTTTGCCGATGCTACCAAGACATCCGCATTGATTTCTTCGCGAGGTTGACCTGATGGTAAAATACACATTTGCTCAGCTTGATCAGTGGACGAAAAAGACGCAACGACGGATTGACGCCGTGCTGAAAGACGCAACGCAATCCGTCGTGGCCGTGGCGCAGGTGACAAAGGCCAAGGGCGGGCGGATGCCGGTCGACACGGGCAACCTGCGCAACAGCCTGATATCGTCGGTTGCGGGCGGGGCATCTGGGCAGGGCGAAGAATCCTACATCATGGCAGCGGCAGGAATGAAAGGCGGTGATCTAGCAACCTTTACTTGGACGGCAGAATATGCGGCGGCAGTCAACAATGGCAACCGTGGCCGCCCCGGCGCGCACTTTGTTGAGGGCGCCGTCGATCAATGGCCCGCGATTGTGAGGGCGTCTATTGCAAAGGTAAAGGCAAGAGTCGGATGAATCACAAAGACATCAAAACCGCCTTGCGCACGCGCCTTGCCGCCACGCCGTTCGCCCCGCCGATTGTATGGGGTGAAAACGCGCCGGGTGTTTATGACACGCCGTCGCTGCAATATGTGACGCCTGAGCCGCCCTATTGGCTGGCATATTTCACATTTACCCCGCCGGAGCGGTTTGGATTGTCCAAGTCAAGCCTGATGACTGTTCGGCTGTTTGTGGCGGTCTTTGTGCGAGAGGGCACGTTCGAGGATGAAGCCGACGACCAAGCGCAGCGTGTCATTGACCAATTCCCCATTGACCTGATACTATCCGCCGGAGACGGTCAAATTCAGGTGACGGATATGGGCGACCCACAACCTGGTGCGATGGACGGCGCATACTTTCGCCAAAACGTATCCATCCGTTGCAGCGCAATCTTTCAAAGGACACCCTGACCATGGACAAGAAACCGATCACTGGCGCGCGCATCGTCACAATGCCGACAAAGACCGGCACGACACCCGCCATGATTTACAAAGGCAAAACGCCGAAGGCTGGCGACGTGCTGCAATTCGCAATGTCCAACGGCGTCACTTATTCCGGCACGGTGGCCAATGCCACTGAGGATGACGGAGAAGTTCTGGTCGAGTTTACATCGGGTCTTGTCCCGGTCAAGAAGTAGGCATCCCGCCTATCCACCCATGAAAGGAAATCATCATGGCACTTACTGAAGGCATCGGCGGGTTTCTGTCCGTCTCGGCGGCCACCCCCGCAACATTCAACCCAGCCGGATACGTCGCGCTGTCGTGGACCGAGGTGGGAGAGGCGTCCGAAATTCCCGAGTTTGGCGCGGCATATTCTGCGGTCACGTTTACCCCGCTGAAAACCGGCATCGTGAACAAATTCCACGGCGAACTGAATTACGGATCGATCACAATCCCCTTGGGCTATGACTCGGCTGATGCGGGTCAAATCATCTTGCTTGCCGCGCTGGCATCCAAGAATGAAATCAGCTTCCGTGAGACGCGCAGTGACGGCACAGTCCGCTACATCATGGGCAAGGTCATGTCTTTCCTGCGCGGCCAGTCGGTCGGGTCGGTCAACATGGCATCCTGCAACATCGAGTTCACGCGCGCCGATGTGGAAGTCGCCGCGCCGTAATCCTGCACCTCCCGGCAGGCTAGGGGGGTGAGGCGTGGTTTACCGCACCCCCCGACTTTAACCTAAACCGCAGGACATAAACCATGGATTGTTTCGACTCGGTATCAGCGGCAGAAGCAGGCGCTTGGCTGCACCTGACCAACCTTCGCACAGACGCACCAGCCTACGTCACAGGCAAGGACGGCGCGTCCGACCTGTCCAAGCCTATGCGCATCAATTTGATTGGCATGGATGCGTCAGCTTCCAAGGCCAAAGCCCGCAAGCGCGCAACGGACATCCTGAAACGGCGCGGCGGCAAAATGGACTTTGCCAAAATGAGCCCAGCGCAAATCGGCGCTGTGATTGACGAAGGTCAAGAGGGGATCATCCAAGCTGCGGTTGATCAGACAATCGGATGGGAAAACCTGAGCCTTGACGGCAAGCCTGCGGAGTTTTCGGAAGAAGCGGCGTTTGCTATCTATCGCAAATATCCGTCGATCTTGGACGAGGTGACTGAGTTCTTGAAGGACCGGGCCAATTTTTTCGCACAAGCCTAGAGGCGCTTTGCCTCTGGGCGCGACAGCACGCTTGGTTATGCGCACAGCCGAAGGACATAAAGCAGACGCGGTGGAGTTTCTTGGAACGGGCAAATGAGGAACCGGACTTTCCTGAACTTCCGTTTCGTGCTTATCTTGCGGAATGGCTGATGGATGTCGGGCCGGTCATGCAGGGCGGGATGGGGCCGGTGGCCCTGTCCCATTT